GAGATTGAGCGAGCCACCCCGATTCGTGCCGGGCACCGAACCTACCGAGGCCGAGATCGCTGACGCGATAGAGCGCGCTGGATGGCGCTGATGAGCCGAACTGTTACGTCACTTCGCACCTACGTGATCTGGGTCTGTCCCGACTGCGGCGAGCAGGACATCGGCCACGACGGGCAGGGCACGACCTACTGCGTTCACCACCACCCGAAATGGATGGGCGGCCCCGGGCGACCCAAGACCGTCCGCGTCGAGTTCCAGGCGACGTTCGAGCGGGTCACCGGCGGCTACTTCGCGATGGAGGCAAAGGGAGTGATCCCCGGTGCCTGAGCATCTGGGCCTAACCGGGGATCGACTGCTCGCGATGGCGCAGAAGGATTTATGGCGGGAACTGCGCCGGTTGGGGCTGTTCGTTCATCAGGCCAACGAGAGGATCATCGAATCCGAGGACTTGCGCGACCTTGCGGCGCTTTGCATCGAGGCGGCGCGGAGGCGGGATAGCTGGCCGCTTGTCGGCCCGCCCGAACCACCGGAGCGGGGGCGTGCTGATGTCTGATCTGGGCCAATCCGCGCGTTCACCTGAACAGGCGGTCTCGTGGGAGATCCGCGAGGGCGACGCGCTCGAACGCCTCCGCGAGATGCCCGACGAATCGGTCCAGTGCGTCGTGACCTCGCCGCCGTACTACGGGCTCCGCGACTACGGCACCGGCACCTGGACCGGCGGCAACCCCGACTGCAATCATCTCGCGCCACCACCCGGCGGCCATCTTGCGTCCAGCCTAGGCGAGTACAACAACGGGCTCAGCGCTGAGGCGATCGCCGCCAAGATCGACCAGCGCCGACAGCAGTACCGTCGCGAATGCGGCACCTGCGGGGCGCTACGCGTCGACCGTCAACTCGGCCTCGAGTCCAACCCGGCCGAATACGTGCTCGCGCTCGTCGACGTCTTCCGCGAGGTCCGCCGAGTTCTCCGAGACGACGGCACGGTCTGGCTGAACCTCGGCGACTCCTACGCGGGCAGCTGGGGCGCACAGTCGCGCGGCGGGCCCCCGAGCGACGCGAGCACGCTACGCGGCAACGGACACGTCGGCGGCGGCCCTAAGCTCGGCTCGCTGTCCGCCGTCCAGATCGCCGCGCACCCGAAGCGCACGCGCACCGGGAGCATTCCGGCCGGCGCTGAGTACAAGCCGAAGGATCTGCTCGGCACCCCGTGGTTGGTCGCGTTCGCGCTACGTGCTGACGGCTGGTGGCTCCGCTCCGACATCGTGTGGGCGAAGCCGAACCCAATGCCGGAGTCGGTCACCGATCGCCCGACGTCGGCGTACGAGCACGTCTTCCTGCTCGCGAAGTCGGCGCGCTACTTCTACGACGCCGACGCGATCCGCGAGGACGCCGCCAAGACCGGCACGCCCGGCCACCTGACCTCCGGCAACGGCAACCGCCACGACAACCACCAGGCGCTCGCGGGTCAAGGGTGGCCGGACGGCCGTAACCGGCGCAACGTCTGGGAGATCGCGACGATGCCGTACCCCGAGGCGCACTTCGCGACGTTCCCGCCGCGGCTCGTCGACCCGTGCGTGCGCGCCGGCACGAGTCCGAGAGCGTGCGGCGAGTGCGGGACACCGTGGCGGCGGGTCGTCGAGCGCGAGTACCGCAGCGTCGCGCAGTACACCCCGAACGAGACTGCCCGGTTCACAGACGGTCGTGGCCGCAACGTTGCCCGGATGGGCGACGGCGTCGACGTCCGCACGATCGGATGGGAGCCAACCTGCGGCCACGAGGACGGCAGCGGCTACTGCGTGGTGATCGATCCGTTCGCGGGCGCAGGCACAACCGGGCTTGTCGCGCTCCGGCAGGAGCGGTCGTTCATCGGGATCGAGCTCAACCCGGATTACGCCGAGATGGCGCGGCGGCGCATCCGGGATGATGCCCCGCTTTTGAACACGCACACCGAGCGCGGTGAGCTTGCAGGTCGGGGGCAATCCGCAAGCTCGACCGAACCGCCGCGTCGGGGAGAAAGCGCAAGCCCAGCAGAACCGCCGCCACGAGGAGACAAAACGTCGTGACCGCGGCCGCGGCCAAGCTCGACGCCTTGACCTTGCGCGCCGCGCTCAGCATGATGCCGCGACACGAGCGGCTCGCTCTCCTGGCGCCGCTCGTCCGCGAAGACGTGCGAGACAAAACCTACGAGCTGCTCCCCCTCGGCCGCGAGGTCAAACGCTACCTCGCCGCGCAACAGAAACGCCTCACGCCGGACAGCATGCGCACCTACGAACACGTGCTCGTGCAGATGGTCAAAGCGTTCCCCGACCTCCAGCTGAAGGACCTCGAGCTGCCCGTCGGCGCCGAACGGATGGAGGAGTTCATGGACGAACGGTGGGGCGGTGGCAGCCGCTCCGCGTACAACGTCAACCACTCGATCCTCTCCGAGTTCTTCAAGTGGCATCTCCGCCGCGGCCGGATCAGATCCAACCCCATGGAGCTCGTCGACCGCGCCCGCAAACGCGACGTCCTCCGCACCACCTTCACCGCCGACCAGCACCGCGCGATCATCGCCTCCGCCGACGAGCTCCGCGACCGGATCGCGCTCCGGCTGCTGCTCGACTACGGGATCCGCAAAGGCGCGCTGCAGAAGATCCAGTTCAAGCACTTCGACCACCAACGCCGACGGCTGACCATCTTCACCAAAGGCCAGAAGATCCGCGAACTGCCGCTACCCGACCGCCACCTGTGGCTCGATCTCGAGCGGCACATCCTCGACGTCGAAGCCCAACCCGGCCACTACCTGATGGCGCTGCAGAAACCGATCCCGCGCGCCGGCGTCCGCCGATTCCCCGACCGCGCCATGAGCTCGACGGCGCTGCATCGGTGGTGGTACGCCAGGCTCAACGACGCCGGGATCGTCGCCAAAGGCACCACCGCCGGGGAGAAGATGCACAAGGCCAGGCACACCGCCGGCCAACGCGTCCTCGACGCAACCGGCGACCTCAAGCTCGTGCAGAAACTCCTCGGCCACGCGTCGATCCAGACGACCGGAGACGTGTACGTCGACTACGACATCGAGCAGTGGGCGGCACGGATGAGCGAGGTGCTGCGCAACGATTCCGGTCGTGACGACGACGAAGACGACTGAATGTCCTGCAAACCAGCACAATCCGCGTGCAACCAAGGCGACGACCGGAATCGAACCGGTGCATCATTCCGCTCGTGGCCTCAACACAAATCGGCAGGTGCGATGACCGCCGTCGACCACCGCAGCCTGCAGGTCAGAGCCGCGCGGATCGCGATCCTCGACCACCTCAAACGCTGCCGCACCGACCTCGAGTACCAGCTCGGGCCGCTCAAGAACGGACCCGACCAGATCATCCTCGAGCAGGCGCTCGTCGGGATCGAGGCCGCGATCCGCGCGCTCGACGTGCCAGACCTATGAGCGACCACGTCCACCCCGTCCGCACCCCCGAGCTCGTCGCCCGCCTCAACGAACTCGAACGCGTCGTCCCGATCTACCGCCAAGCGCTCGAGGAGATCGCCGGCCAGCGCGCACCCGACCCGCACCGCCGCGCGCACCAAGCGCTGCGCGACGCCAACCACCCCGCGTAACATCCCGACCTGATGGCGCTCACCGCCAGGCAACGCAACGCTCTGCCCGACCAGGCGTTCGCATATCCGTCGACCAGGTCGTACCCGATCCCGACACGGGCACACGCCAAGCGCGCCGGCATCACCGAACGCCAACGCATCGCCACCCACCGCGCCGCCCTCGCGTACGCAGCCCGACACGACACGGCGGGCAGCAGCCGGCACGTCACCCGCGTCGTTCGCCGCCGGCACAACGGCAAGATCAAGTCGCTCGCATGACCCGCTTCGGCATGGCAACCGAAGGCGACTGGGACTCCGCCTCCCTGATTGGTTCGTGGTTCGTCGCGGTAGATCCCGAGGCGAAAGTCGTATCGCAAGGCTGCGTCGTCGCCGAACCGAGCGGCGGCACTTACCTCGTCGAGGTCATCAAAGACGAGGACATTCGATACCAGCGGCTCGTTCCGATCGACGTGATGGTCGAAGACGGCTGGGCATTCTTCGACAGCCAGGAGTGGATGCAGGCTGCATTCGAACGTGAGCAACGCGACGCCAAGGCGGCGCGATGACCCGCGCGCCGTCCGTCTGCTCAGTCCCCGGCTGCCCAGCCATCGCCACCGACCACGGACGCTGCGCCACCCACGCCGCCACCCGCAACCGCTGGGCCAACGGCACCCCCGGCTACCGCGACACCGGATGGAACCGAGCCGCCGACCGCGCACGCATCCTCGCCCGCGACGGCTGGCGCTGCTACATATGCGGCCGCCAGGCCGTCACCGTCGACCACGTCGTACCCCGGTCAGCCGGAGGCCCCGACACGGACGCCAACAAGCGGGGGATCTGCACGCCATGCCACCGCGCGAAGACAGCGCGCGAAGCCGCGCAAGCCAGGAGACGCGTCGCATGATCCGACACCAAGGGTGGGGCATGACCCCCATGCGGCCACGCCACGCGGCGGAACGCACTGCGGCCGCGGAGAACACCCCGGACGGCCATTCCGGGCCGTGATGCCGACGTCGAAGGCGTCTGAGCGGGTCAAGCCGGGGATGTCGGACGCGGAACTGATCGCGGTGATCGAAGATGCGGCGGCCGGCGGGGCGTGGCGCGCGGGTGCGTGGCTTCTGGAGTGGCGCAAGGCTCGTGCGGTCGAAGCGGCGGAGGCGGCGAGGCCGAAACCGGCGGCGGTTGAGGATGTCGACCCGTTCGCGAAGGTCATCGATATCCGCCGCCGCTGAGGTCAAGCGGTTCGCGGAGTTTTGTTCGCTGCTGCAGTTGGAGCAGGGGCGTGCGATGACGCTCGAGCCGTTTCAGAAGCGGATGCTGGGCGACTATTTCGCCGGGGCGACGGAAACGCTGATTCTGATTCCGAAGAAGAACGGGAAGACGACGCTGTTGGCGGCGCTGGCGTTGTTTCACGTGCTGACGGTCGACGACGCGGAGTGTGTGGTTGCGGCGGCGAGTCGTGAGCAGGCGATGATCCTGTACGACGCCGCCACGGGGTTCGTCAGGCGCAGCGGGTTGAAGTCGCGGCTGAAAACGCAGGTGGGGTACCGGCAGATCCGCAGCCTGAAAGACAGTGGTCGGATCCGGGTGCTTGCGGCGGATGTGGATACGGCGGATGGTGTTCGGCCGACGTTGGCGCTGGTTGACGAGCTGCACCGTCACCGTTCGCCGGCGTTGTACGGCGTGTTCCGCGATGGGTTGGGGCCGCGTGACGGCAGGATGGTCACGATCTCGACGGCCGGGGAGCGGGAAACCAGCCCGTTGGGGTTGATGCGCGCCGCCGCCCGCCATTTGGACGACCGGTTGCAACGCGGCGCGTATCTCCGCGCCCGTTCTGCGGACGGGCAGTTCGTGATGCACGAATGGGCTTTGGGTCCGGGTGACGATCTGCATGACATGCGGGTGGTCAAGAAAGCAAACCCGTTGTCGGCGCAGACGAGGCAGCGGTTGCAGGAGCGGCACGATTCGCCGACGACGCAGCCGTGGCAGTGGGCGGCGCACGCGTGCGGATTGTGGGTGTCGGCGGAGTCGTGGTGGGTTGATCCGGAGCAGTGGGCCGGCGCTCAGAGCTCGGACGTCGGGCTTGAGGATGGCGACCGGGTGACGCTCGGGTTCGACGGCGCTCGCACGTGGGACGCGACGGCGTTGATCGCGTGCCGCATGTCCGACGGGCTGCTGGCGCCGTTGGGGATCTGGCAGAACCCGGGGGACGGCACCGACTGGGAGGTTGACGGCCAGGCGGTCGACGCCGCTGTCGCCGACGCGTTCGAACGGTTCGACGTGGTCCGGTTTTACGGCGACCCGCCGTTCTGGTACACCGAGATCGACCTGTGGGCGATGCAGTTCGGGTCGGTCGTGATGCGGTTTCACACGTCCCGCGCCCGGATGACGGACGCTGTCGAACGGTTCCGCACCGACCTCGCCGCCGGCCGGGTGGCGCATGTCGGCGACAGCCTGCTGACCAGGCATGTGACGAACGCGCAGACGAGGCCGGTGCGCGGCGGGTACTGGTTGCGGAAACCGGGTGACGGTCCTGACGACAAGATCGACGCGGCGGTCGCCGCGGTGTTGGCATGGGAGGCCAGGGCGGATACGATCACGGACGACGGCGGCGCCGGCCAGCAGGATTCTGTCGCCGTCGGGTTTCGATAGAAAGTGAGCGGGCGCCCCGTTTCCGAGACGCCCGCAATCCCACACTGGTCATCGTGAACGGTACCGACCCCGGTAGACGGTGGCCACATACACGCATCTGGATCGGGATTTGGCGGACTGGCGCAAGGAAGGCGCCGCGAAGCTGGACGCGCAGGCGTGGCGCTGCGACCGCTACGAGCGCTATTTCGACGGTGAGGTGATCAGCCGCCTGCTGACAGGCGAGCAGCGCGACATCTTCGCGCTGATGCTCCCCGCGTCCCGCACGAATTGGGCGGAGCTGGTCACCAACGCGGTCGCCGAAAGGCTGCTGGTCACGGGGTTTCGGTTCGGCGGGTCGTCGGACGACGCGGCGTGGGCGATCTGGCAGGCCTCCGCGATGGACTCGCGGGCGGAGATGTGCCAGACGGACGCTCTGGTGTGCGGGCACACGTTCGTCGGGGTGTGGCCGGATGAGGAGAACCCGACGGGGGTGCAGATCGTCCCGGAGCACCCGACGCAAACCACTTTGTTGCACCGGTGGTCTGGCGGCCGCCGAAAGGTGGTCGCGGCGTACAAACGGATCGTCGAGGGTGACGAGCTCGTCGAACAGCTGATTTTTCCGGATGCGATCGCGACGTGGGAACGGGCGTGGAACGGCGACGCGAGCGTCCCCGTCGGCCCGGCCGACGTTGACCCCGACATGGTGGAGGACAACCCGGCGGGGGTGGTGCCGATCGTCGAGTTGGCGCCGGCGCCGCGTACGAAAGGGCCGCCGCGTTCGGAGTTGCAGAGCGTTCTGCCGATTCAGGATCGGATCAACCTGACGATCTATCAGCGGATGGTCGCAACGGACTTCGGGGCGTTCCGGCAGATTTGGGCGACGGGCATGACGTTGGAACGGACGGACGGCGGCGGGTACAAGGCGCCGTTCAACGTGGGTGCGGATCGGCTGCTGACGCTGTCAAACGCGCAGGGTCGGATCGGGGTGATCCCGGAAAGTTCGCTGTCGGGGTATTTGGACGCGGTCGCGGCGGACGTGCAGCACCTGGCGGCGATCACACAGACACCGCCGCACTACCTGCTCGGGAACATGGTGAACATCAGCGGTGAGGCGTTGCAGGCCGCCGAGTCGGGGTTGGTCGCGAAGGTTCGCCGCCGCGCGGCGCATTTGGGGCAGGGTTGGGAGGACGTGCAACGGATCGCGCTCGGGTATGTCGGCGATCCGGGGGCGGTGAACGTGCAGGCTGAAACGGTGTGGGCGAACTTCGAAACGCGGTCGGAGGCGCAGCTGGTGGACGCGCTGGTGAAGATGCGGACGTTGGGGGTGCCGCTCGAGGTGCTGTGGGCTCGGTGGGGCGCGTCGCCGCAGCAGATCGGCCAGTGGCAGGAGATGGCCGCCCGCGAAAACGCGGCGCAGGCGGCGTCGACGGCCGCCGCGTTGGGGGCGGCGGACCCGTACGCGCAGCTGCTCGCAGGGTCGGGGTAGATGGCGCGGCGAACCAGGCAGCTGCCGGCGCGCGGGGCGGGCGGCAGGTGGCAGGCGTCGTCGGCGCCGCATTTTCAGCTTGGGGTGTTCGAGGGGCGGCAGGTGCGTGTCACGCCGCCAGCGCGCAGGGATGGTGTTGTGGTTGTGCAGGCCAGCGGCGGTCGGGGTTTGCCGGGTCCGCCTGGTCCGCCGGGGCCGCCCGGTCCGGCTGGCGCCGGGTCGGGGACTGCTGTTCCGGGGCCTGCCGGGCCTGCGGGGCCTGCGGGGCCGCAGGGGCAGCAGGGTGATGTTGGGCCTGCGGGGCCGCAGGGCCAGCCGGGGTTGCAGGGCGCTGCCGGGCCTGCCGGTCCGGCGGGTGCGGCTGGCGCGCAGGGTCCGCAGGGTGACGTCGGGCCGCAGGGTCCGGCTGGCGCTACGGGCGCGACCGGCGACCCTGGCCCTACCGGCCCTGCGGGCGCCACTGGTCCGCAGGGGCCGCCGGGTGTCGGCCCGTCCGGCACGATCGTGATGTTCGCCGGGTCGGCTGCCCCGTCCGGGTGGTTGACATGCGACGGGTCGGCCGTGTCCCGCACCGACTACCCCGACCTGTACGCGGCGGTCGGCACCACCTACGGCGCCGGGGACGGGTCCACCACGTTCAACGTTCCGAACCTGCAGGGCCGGGTCGCTGTCGGCCTGGACGCCACCCAAACCGAGTTTTCGACGCTCGGGGAAACGGGCGGGGCGAACTCGCACGGTCACACGCTCGGCGCGGGCTGGGCCGCGTTGCGCGCGTCCGGCACCCCGTTCGCACAGAGCTTTCAGAACGGCACGCTGGTGACCTATAAGCCGGACGCGTGGTTCGGGTCCGCTGGCGGCACCCCGTCCGAAGGGGAGGGGCAGTATCCGGCGGTGATGCTCGGCGGCGGCACCGACGACGGGTCGACGTTGCAGCCGTACATAGCGATGGCGTACATCATCAAAACGTGAGAGGGGCAGCTAGTGGCTAGACGACGTTCAAGATCGAACATGTTCGTGCCGCACAGGACGACCACCAGCGCGAGGGTTCATTCCGGCGGTTTGGCGTTGACGCGGCTTTCGACGGGGCGGCGGGCTGGCGCGTGGCTGTCGCCGGGCGGCCCGCCCGGTCCGAAGGGTGATCAGGGTCCGCCCGGGCCTCCGGGGCAGAGTGCTCCGCTCGTCGGGGCTCGTGTTTACCTCAGCGGGGCGGTTTCGATGCCCGCAGCGACTACCCCGGTGGTGTTCAACACGGTCGGTTACACGGCTGGCGGGCTGGTATTGAACGCGGACGGCACCGTTACGGTTCCGGTGGCCGGTTACTACCAAGTAAACACTTCGCTGCAGCTGGTCGTTCCGCCCAGCACCGCGAACGTGAACTTGCTCACGTACTTGCAGGTCAACGGAACCACCGTTATTCAGATCAAACCGTCCGTCTCGAACGCCAACGTGGGCTCCTCTCAAGTTGAGGCGCCAATCTCGGATATTCTGCACCTGGCAGCGGGAGTGAAAGTCGGTGTGGCGTTTTACCCGCAATCCACGCCGCTGACGATGGCGACCGTAGCGGGCCAGGGGAACTATCTGTCGTTGATGCTGCTCGGGGTCGGCTAGCCCCGCATGTTCGAAGTTCACGCAGAGCACTACCTGGACCCGCTCGCGCTCGCCGCCGACCTGATCGCCGCCATCACCGTCAGGCCAGTCGCCCGCAGGCTCGCCGCGCGCCGTGACCATCGCCGCTGACCTGACCAGCCTATACCGGTCGCGGCTGTCGAACCTGACCGCCGGCCTGCACGCCCGCCTAGCGATCGCATGGGCGCTGCTATGGACCCCGGACAGCCCAGCCGAGTCGCTGGCGGCGCTCGGTGGCGTCACAGCCGCGTGGACGGCAGCGGCGCAACGCGCGGCGCTGCTCGAAACGCAACGGTGGCTACAAGCGCTGCTCGCCGCCGCCGGCATCAACCCCACCGGCCTGGTCGTCCCCGGCGGTGCGATCGGCACGTCCGCATCCGGCCGGTCCCTCCAAACGCTGCTAGCAGACACCCCAGCAGTTTTCTTTGCCCGCCTGGGCGCAGGAGCGGGCCGTGACGGGGCTGCGCAGGCCGCGTTGGCATGGTTGAACCGGATCGCGGGCTCAGAGCCTTACAGGGCCGCAAACGGCGCGACGGTGCACGTCGCGCAGAACGACCCCCGGTTCACCGGCCGGGTCGGGCGGAACACCCGCCCGGGGTGCTGCCAGTTCTGCGAAACGATCCGCGACCGTGGCTATGTGCCGGCGCACGCCGGGTTCCAGGCTCACGCGAACTGCCGGTGCACCGCCAGCCCCGAAATCATCCGACACGTGAGAAAGCGACGGCCATGAGCGACGACGACACCACCACCACCACGACCGACGACACGACCACCGACGACGACGGCCAGGGCGACGACACGACGACGGCCGACGACGCCGCCAGCGGCGACAGCGCCGAAGTCAGCGACCTGAAAGCCGCGCTCGTCGCCGAACGCAAAACCGTCGCCGCGCTCAAACGCGAAAACGCCGAACTGAAACGCCAAGCAATGACCGACGCCGAAGCCGCGATCGCAACAGCCAAAGAGGAAGGCCTCGCCGAAGCGCGAAAAGAGTACGGGGTGCAAGTCGCCGAAGCGCGGTTCCGCGCGGCCGCAGCCGGGAAGATCGGCGACGTTGACAGCGCCGTCAACCTCGCCGGCGACATGGGCCGGTTCGTCGCCGACGACGGAACCGTCGACCTGGACGCGATCGGCAAGGCGGTCGACGGGTTCGCGAAACTCGGGCCGGCGGCCAGCTCGAGCGGCGCCACGACGGTGCGTAAGGGTGTCGGCGAGAACGGCACCGCCGAACCCGACTTCCTACGCGAAGCGTTGCGCTGACGTTTGACACGCCGCCGCCGGCGGCGCTACCTTCACCGGTGATCGGGCGACGGAGCGTGATGCCGGCCCGGGAGACGCACGGCCCAGCAGAGTGAGTCTGCAGCCCGGCGTTCGTGCAGCGTGACGCGGCGAACAAGGGGCGGCCAACCAATTTCGGTTGACCCTCTCACCCCTGGAGTCGCGTTGTCTATCACCACCCCCGGCACCGGCACCGTCCCCGCCCGCGCAGCCGCGCAAATACTCGGCGAAGTGCGGCAACAGTCGGCCGCTTTGGCGCTCGGCACAAAAATGCCGATGTCAACCGCCGACACCGACGTGCCCGTCCCGAAAGCATTCCCAAGCGCGGCGTTCGTGTCCGGCCCCGGCGGCCGTAAACCGTTCACCGACCTGCAGCTGTCATCGGAGACGATGACCGCCGAGGAAATCGCGGCGGTCGTCGCGATCCCCGACTCGACCGTCGAGGACGACGACATCGACCTGTGGGCGTACACCAGGCCGCTGCTTGCGGAGGCGATCGCGATCGCGTTCGACAACGCCGTGTTCTGGGGGATCGGCGCGCCGGCAACCTACCCGGCCGGTGGGATCGCCGCCGACGCGATCACCGTCCCGCAGGCCGCCAGCCCGGTGCTGACCGTGTCGAACGCAATGTCCGCCGTCGAAGCGGAAGGCCTCGCGGTCACCGGGTCGGCTGCTGACACGTCCGTCGAAGGTGCGTTCCGAGGGATGACCGACGCGAACGGGGCGCTGCTGCTCGGCGCGATGCAGGTCGACCAGTCAGAACGCACAACGCTGTTCGGCCGGCCGATCTACTACACGCAGTTCGCCGCGCCGGCGGTCGCTGGTGACCCGACGGCAACGCCGCCGGTCGCGGCGGTGCCCGGGTCAACCGGCGATTTCATCACCGGCGCGTGGCGTTATCTGCTGATCGGCGTTCGGCAGGACATCCGGTTCGAGTTCAGCAAAGAGGGCGTGTTGGCGAACGCCGACGGCACGATCGCCATTTCGGCGTTCCAGGACAACCAAACCCTCCTGAAGGTGTGGGCTCGCTTCGGCTGTGTGCTGGTGAACCCGGTCACACCCCGGAACACGGCCGGCGCGAAACCGTTCGCGATCACCGAAGTCGCGTCAACCCCCGTTCCCTGATAGGTGAGCACCACCACCCCCACGACGACGGCGCCCGCGTGGCAGGCGTGGGCGCCGCCGCTTGACCCGCCGGTTGACACCGGGCTGCCGGTCGCAACCGCCCAGCAGATCGCCGACGCGAACGCTGACGCCAGCCCGTACCTGATCGCCGCGTTGATGTGGGAGAGCTACGCGGCGCAGCTGCCCGTCACCCCGGTCGCCACATCCGTGTCGACCGGGTCGCAGTCGGTGTCGTACTCCGGCGGCGGGGACGCGTTCAGCCTCGCGATCGCGAGAGCGAACTGGTTGCGATCAATGCTCGGCGACCTCGGAAGCATGCCGCTGTCAACAGACACCGCGACACCCTGGCCGTTCGACTGGTGGCAGCGCAACCTCGAACACCCGTGGTGATCCGGTGAGCACAACCACCCCGCCCGTCGTCGCGCCGACACCCGACCTGGTCGGCAGCGTTCTGCTGGCGACGGACACGATCGCGTGCTACCCGCCGTCGCAGAACACCGACAGCCACGGGTGGCGACTCCCGGACCTCACCGACCAGTACTGGACGGGCGCCGGGGCGCTGCAGCTCCGTGCCGGTGTCAGCGACCCGATGGCGGCGGACGGCGGCGGCCACGGCCCGTACGACCCCGCGTACGACGAGGTCGGCGACGTGTACCTGCCCGCCGAAGCGGGGTTGACGGTGCTCGAAGGGACAAGCATCGAGTGTCGCGGCCGGTGGTACGTCCTGTCCCAGGTCCGCCTCGTCGCTGACCCCGCAGGCCTCGGACTCGCGTGCTGGGTGGCGACCGCCACATCGGTGGACAGCTGGCCGGGGGACACCTAAACGGGGGTTTGGCATGAACGCGTTGACGATCACCCTCGTTGTGCTCGTGTGCGTCGTGCTCACGCTCGCGATCGCGATCGAAGCCCGGGAGCGCCGATGAGCGACTCTTCCTACCGGATCCTCGACCGGCTCGCGCCACGCAAAGCCACGGACGCCGGGGTTCGGCGGACCGCAGAAATCATCCGATCCGATCTGGCTGCTTTCACTCCCAGGGACACCGGCCGGCTCGCCGGCGCCTGGAAGTTGCAGAAAGGCCGGTCACCCGGCACGTATCTGATCGTCAACAACACCCCGTACGCGAGAGCCGTCGAGTTCGGCTACGGCCACAACGCCGGGTTCATGGGCCGCACGTTGGCTGTCTGGCACGCGAGGAGCCGCCGGTGAGCGTCATCACCCAACCCGACCTCGAAGCATGGGTGTGGCAGAACCTGCAAACCCTGCGCGGCGTCACCTGCTGGGAGTTCACAGCAATCCCCACCAACCCGTGGCAGACCGAGAACGGCCCCTGGGTTTACACCCACTCGATCCAAGTTGACTGCCGGGCGCGACGGAAGGTCGCGGCCAAGCAGCTCGCAGAACAAGCCCGCCAAACCATCGTCGGCCTCCTCGGAGTGCCGTGGTCTGACGGGGTCATCACCGACGCGACCGCTACCGAGGGCCCCTTCTGGCTGCCCGACGACGACGGCGCACCGCGTTACGTCACCCGCTGGGAAATCACCACCCGGCCATCCACCTAGGAGCACCCGCATGACCACCACCGCACCACCGCCCGCACTCGACCCAACCCAGGCTGTTCTGGGAATCAACAACGGTCCCGGCGTCTACATTTGCGACGCGTCGCTCAACGCGGTCTCCCCCGGCATCGGGGCTGCGTGGGCGGCGCCGTGGGAAGCGCTCGGCTACCTGTCAGAGGACGGGCCGACCCTGTCCCCGGACGTGTCCTCGGACACGCTGACGCCGTGGCAGTCCACCAGCCCGATCCGCAGCGTGATCACCGGGAAGGCGATCTCGATCCAGTTCATCCTGTGGCAGACAAACCCGCAGAACATGGGGATCTACTTCGACTCGGACACCAGCGCCGCCACGAACCCGGACAGCTACTCGTTCGACATCCGCTCCGACGAGGGCGGGTACATCTACAGCGTCGGACTTGACATTCTCGACGGCGAGAACGCGCTGCAGTTCGTGTTCCCGAGAGCGCAGCTGTCCGGGAACGGGGACGTGTCGTTCAGCCGCGGCGCGATCGTCGGGTGGGACGTCACCCTGTCCGCACTCGATGACGCAGGTGTGCTGGCGCACGTGATCGGTGGCACCGTCACGCCGCCCGCCGGCACCAGCGGCACCAGCGGCACCAGCGGCACCAGCGGCACTGGCACCACCCTCGGCGCGAACTGAGCAGGGTCATGGTGTACGACCTTGAGGCCGCCACCAAGGCGGCCCGAAACGAGGCTGCCAAAGCCCCGTTCGAGTTCTCCTGGGGGACGGAGACGTTCAAAACGATCCCGTCCGAGCAGTGGCCGCTGTCCGTGTCCACAAAGCTCGCCGAGCTCGTCAAGACGCACGGGAATGGCAACGGCGAGGGTGACATCGACCCAGACGACCTGTTCGCCGTCCTGCGCGAAATGGTCGGCGGTGAGCACTGGGAGCGGCTGCTTCAAACCGGGATCACCGGTGACGCGGTCCTGCCGCTGCTGAAGGCGATCGCGCAACACACGGCGGGAGGTGATCTGCCGGATTTATCCGGGCGGCCGAAGCCCGGTTCGACCCGGACATCGAGGCCGCGGTCCTCCAAGCGTTTGGTGTCGACGTCCTAGATCCGGCCGTGAGCCTGCGTCGCGTGCACGTACTGACCAGCCGGCTGCCGCCGGGGTCAACCCCAGCCGTCACCGACGACGCCGCGTGGAGCGTCGAAGCGCACCTACTCGCGGGTGTGTTCGACGCTGTCAGCGCGCTGATCTGGGTGACAGTGCAGGCGCACGGCGGCAAGGGCGGGAAGAAACCAAAGCCGCTCCCTCGACCTGGCGGGCAGACCGCCGGTCGCGGCCAGAAAATCCGGTGGGGCGACTTGGCCGGCGCGCTCCAGGCGCACGGGGCGGTGAACAGTGGCTGACTACTCGGCGCTGACCGTGCTGGTGAACGCCAACACCGCAGGGCTGGCGAAACAGATCTCCGCCGCCGCGAGCTCCGCCGGAGACCAGGCATCCAAGTCGCTCGGCAGCCGGCTAACCAGCGGGCTTGGGAACGTCGCCTCCTCCGTCGGCAGGGTGCTGTCAACCGGGTTCACCGTCGCGGTCGGCGCCGCCGCCGGGTTCACCGCCGCCGTGATCGCTTCAGGCAAGTCCTACAACGTGCTGTACCAGTCAAGCTCGGCGGCGTTCAAGAGCATCCTCGGGTCCGGGAAGGCCGCGGACGCGATGATGTCGGACCTCGCGAAGTTCGCGAAAACGTCGCCGTTCCCCCGCCAGGCGTTCATCGAGGCGACGCAGCAGATGCTCGCGTTTGGGTTCTCGGCCGACGAGGTCGTCCCGACATTGGACGCGATCCAGAACGCGGTCGCCGCGACCGGCGGCAGCTCCCAGGACATCGGTGAGATCGCGAACGTCCTGTCGAAGGTCAAGTCGACCGGGAAGATCACCGCGCAAACCCTGAACGAGCTCGGGTTCCGTGGGGTCAACGCGGCGGAGCTGATCGGCAAGGGCATGAACATGACCGCCGACCAGGTCCGCACCTCGATTACGAAGGGGACGCTGGACTCCGAGAAGGCGCTGCAGGCCCTCACCCAACAGATGGGCAAAACGTATGCGGGGGCGGCGGAGGGGCTGAAGAACACGTGGACGGGCGCGACCGACCGGGTGAAAGGCGCGATGCGTGACGTCGGCAGCATCATCGTCGAACCGTTCATCTCCAAAGCCGGAGGCGGGCTGGCATTGGAGTGGGCGAACAAGCTCGCCGACCTTTTGCGCGCCCTGGAGCCGGCGGTTGGGCCGTTCATGAACGCGCTGATGCAGAAGCTGTCGCCGGTCCTGTCGAAGATCACGCCGCTGCTCGACAGGCTGATTCAGAAGGCGACCCAGTTCGCGAAGTCCGGCGGGCAGATCAGCAACCTCAGCAAAGCGTTCGGCGGCCTGTCACCAATCCTGGCCGGGGTCGCCGGGGCGATGATCAAGGTCGGCGGCGCGAACATCGGATCCGCGCTCGGTCCGCTCGGGCCGCTCGTCACGAAACTGAGCGGCGCGTTCGGCCCGTTCACGCTCGCGCTCGGCGCGATCGTCGCCACCTCGCCGGAGGCTCGCAAGGGACTCGGGCAGATCGCCGACTCGCTGAGCATGCTCACCGGGCCCGTGATGGAACTGGTCAAAGCGTTCGCGGCGCAGCTGCAACCGGTGATCAAAGCGGTGATCCCGGTGCTTGTGTCACTGATCAGAGATGTGGTGCACGCCGTCGAACTGCTGCTGCCGGCGCTCAAACCCGTGATCGCAGCGCTCGGCGGCGCGTTCGTCGCCGCGGTCAAGGCTGTCGCCCCGATCGTGGGGCAGCTCGTCACGCTGTTCGCGGACATAGCCGTGTCACTGGCAGGGCCGCTCGCGACCGTTCTGAAGATCATCGCGGACCTGTTCAAGAAGCTCGCGCCCACGATCAAACAGGTCGGCGAGATCGTCGGAGGGGCGCTCTCGCAAGCGTTCAAGCTGATCGCCCCGGTGCTCGCGCAGGTCGCGGACATATTCGCGCAAACGCTCGTCAAAATCCTGCCGCAGCTGGTGCCGGTGATCGCCAGGCTTGCGGACGGGTTTCTGCAGATCCTGCAAGCGGTTCTGCCGTTGGTGCCGCCGCTCGCGGAGCTCGCTACGAAGCTGCTCGCGGCGTTGATGCCGATCCTGCCGGCGCTGGCCGACCTGTTCATGGCGCTCGTCCAGGCGGTCGTGCCGCTGATCCCGCCGTTGCTGGAGCTCGTGCAAACGCTGATGCCGCCGCTGGTTGCGGTAATCGGCGTGCTGGCGGGGATCGTCAAGGTTGTCGTCGGGGTGCTCGGCGGGCTCGCGGGCGTCCTGGGCGACGTCATCAAATTCTTTGTGAATTTGTACCTGACGATCACCAAACAGCTGATGGGCGCGGTCTCCTGGCTGGTGGACATGGGCAAGAAGATCATCACCGGGCTGGTGAACGGGATCACCACCGGCGCCAAGGACCTCTGGCAGTGGCTCAAGAACCTACCCGGTCAGATCCTCGGGTACCTCAAAACCGCCGCGTCATGGCTGGTGAACACAGGCAAAGACGCGATCAACGGAATGGTGAACGGGATCACCAACGCCGCAAGCGCAGTGTGGACGTTCTTCAGAAACCTCCCCGGCGACATCGTCAACAGGATCGGCACGGCCGGATCCGGACTGCTCGCGAAAGGCAAAGAGATCCTCGACACCGTGTTCGACGGGATCAAATCGGTTGCGCAATCCGTGTGGGACTGGTTCTCTCAGCTGCCCGGCCGGCTGGTGAACAGGATCACCGTCGGCGGATCCGGGCTGCTCGCGAAAGGCAAAGAGATCCTCGACGAGGTGTTCGACGGGATCAAGAGCGTCGGCGAGAGCGTCTGGAAGTGGTTCAAGGACCTGCCCGGCAGCTTCGCGAATCGGATGGCTGTCGGCTCGTCGAGGTTGTTCGAAAAAGGCAAGGAGATTCTGAACACCGTTTGGAACGGGCTCAAGGACGTCGCCGGGTCGATCGTCGAGTGGTTCGGCAACTTCCCCGGCCGGGTCGCCAGGGCGCTCGGCGGGCTGGCCGGGAAGATCAAGAACATTTTCACCGGCGCGATGAAGGGTGCGATCAACGGGCTGATCGGCATCTGGAACTCGATCAAGTTCCGCGTCCCGAAAATCCACATTCCGTGGCCGATCGACAAGGACATCGGCGGGTTCCAGATCGGCGTGCCGCAAATCCCGAAGCTCGCCCGAGGCGGAACGATGGCACAGAGCGGCCTCGCGATCGTCGGCGAACGCGGCCCTGAGCTTCTGCAACTGCCCAGAGGCGCGACCGTCTCCCCGATCACCGGGCTGGGCGGCCTGCGGTTCCCCGGCGGCGACCGCGGTAGCGGCCAGCTGTTCGGCGACGTGTACGTCAACGACCCGACCGACCTCGAGGTGATGTTCCGCAAGGCCGCGTTCCTGGTCCGAACGGGGACGCTGTGAGCTTCACGCTCCCCGCCCCGACCACATCACCCGGCCCGCCGTCCAGCTATCCGCGGCAAGCGTGGCTGCAGCTCGGCGACGACCGGCTGTACCTGGACGACTTCGACACCGGGTATGCGTGCATGGAGCTGAACATCGGCTACCCCGAAGTTCGCGCGGTCGTCGACAACAACCCAGACCGCGACGGTGTCAACGACCGCACCAGCCTGGTCGGCGCCCGGGTCGTGACCGCAACCATCCAAGCATGGCCCGGCGGCACGATCACGATCGATGACATCGCCCGCCTGTTCGGCCCGTACACATACCCCGGTGTGCGCCCGGAGCTGCACTGGACGCTGAACACCGCCGACCACGCCGAACGGATGCTCACCCTCCGAGCGGCGGATTTCTCCTCGCCGATGCCCGCTCCTATCACCCGCGAAATCCAGTTGGGGTGGGTCGCGCCCGATCCTGTCTGCTACGACCCGAACGCGCAGTCCGCGACCGCGTGGTCCGGCACCGGCGGCACCTACCCCGGACGCACATACAACCTCACGTTCCCCAGGGTGTACCCGCCGGGGACGGGCGGCGCGCCGATCCCGGCCACGATCGTCGTCGTCGGCGACGTCGCCGTGCTCCCCACGATCGTGATCTGGGGGCCCGTCACCGGCCCGGTCGTCACGTTGACAAAGCAACTGGCGCGAAACGACACCGTTCAGCAGACGATCACGTTCGCGTTCAACACGACCGTCAACATCCCCGCCGGCGGGCAGATCACGATCAACGCCGCCAACCGCACCGTCACCGACAACTCCGGGAACAGTCTGATCGCACAGGTCGACTGGACCGGGTCCACATGGCCGGCGCTCGCCCCCGGAGACACGTGGGTGATGACGCTGACCGGCGGGACAACGTCGGGGGTCACGCAGGCGGTCGCGACGTGGCGAGAGGGGTATCTGACGCCGTGAGCTCGTTTGTGGTGCTGACGTCGCAGAACACCGGCTGGCAGTTCACCGTCGGCCCATTCGCCTCCGATGCGGCGGCGAACCAGTGGATCGCTGATCTCCCCGCCGCGGGTGCCGCGGCCGGCGACCTGGCGGCCGCCGAAAAAGACGGTGCGCTGCCGGTCACCGACTGGGTCGCCGCCCTCAACGACCAGGCGGGAACATGACGGTGCCCCCAGGTCGCGGACGGTGGCGAATCATGCTCGCCCAAAGGCTGTACGACCAGACGCAGCAGGCGACCGCGTCGCTGCCGCTCGGCGATCTGATCGACGCCCGCTCGCGCCGATTGGAGCAACAGCTGAAAGGCCCCGCCCGATTTCAGTTCGTCGTCGACGGGCACGACCCAACCGCCGCCCAAATCCAAGAGCTCGAGCATGAGGTCCGGGTGTGGCGGTGGGACGACGCGACCAATTCGGACATGGAGATGATGCGCGGAGTCATCACCGCCTCACAGGACACGATCTCCGAGCAGCGGCACACCGTCACGTTCACCTGCCAAGACCCGCTGTCGCTTTTAGGCCGCCGGTGGGCGACCGTTCCGTTGACGTTCAACCAGGTTGACCAGGACACGATCGCGGACAACCTCCGCACCAGCGGGTCGGCGAACCTCACGACCTCGAGCGGCATGCCGTTCGGCCTGTCGTCCGCGCTGCCGCTGACGTTCACGCCGCTGGACCCGTTCGGAAACGCGCGGCAGCCGTCCGGCCGGCTCAGAGACCGCACCTACCCCGAAGGCACTAACAGCCTCGAAGCGCTCACCAATCTCTCGAACGTGATCGACGGGTTCGACTTCGACTGCCGCCCCGTCGCCGGCGCTGACCTGATGGTCAACGACCAGCTGCGGGTGTTCTACCCCTTCCAGGGGCGGCTGATCGAAAACTGGGCGCTCGAGTACGGCTCAACCGTCGCCGGTCTGTCTCGCAGCCTGTCCGCGGACACGTATGCGAACTACGTGCGGGTGATCGGCCAACCCACCCAGGATCCCGAGACCGGGGAGGAGGGCCCGCAGGTGTACGGCGAAGGATGGTCCGCCGACGCCTTGGACATCATCGCGAACCCAGCCGGCACCTGGATGCAATCCCTGTCCGCGGCGGACGTCACGCAGGTGAACACGCTGATTGAGATCGCCGCCGGCGAGCTCGAACGCAACATCCTGCTGCCCAACTACTCGCTGCAGCTCGTCGGCGGCGCGTACACCCCCGAGGCGTTCGACATCGGCGACGTGGTCAGGCTGCGGATCAACTCCGGCCGGTTGAACGTCGACACGTGGGTCAGGGTCATGACCCGTACGTTCGTGATCGGCGACGACGGCCAGGAAGACGTCGAAGTTGAGGTAGCTCGCCCCGAAGGGACCTTTTCCGAGCTATTCGCCAACGCCGACCAACGCCTCAAAGCGCTCGAGAGGAGATAGCCCGTGACCCGCCTTCTACCCCTATGGTCACAATCCGGGTCCTACCCGGCGACGACCGACCGGCAGCTGATCGGCGCCGCCCTGCCGCTCGGGGTGGTCGGCGGCATGGCCCCCTCCGTCGTCCCGTCCAGCATGCAAATTCAAATCGCCGCCGGGCAAGCGACCGTCCCCGACACCGCCACCCCGCCGAACGGCGCGTGGCTGTGCTCATCCGACGCCTCCGAGAACGTCGCGATCGCAAGCGCGTCAACCGGCGGTTCGAACCGAATCGACCTCGTCACCGTCGCCGTCACCGACGCGACCCCCAGCTGGGCGTTCAACGTCATACAGGGAACAACGATCGCGGGCAACCCAACACCACCCGCGGTGCCCGCCGGCCAAATCGCGATCTGCTCTATCGCGGTGCCCGGCGCGAGCGCGGTGCTGACCGCCGCCAACCTGACCGACCTTCGGATGACCCAACTGCCCGCCAACCCCGTCGACGGCGCACGTTTCAACTACCAGGCCGCCCCCGACATCATTTGGCGCCTGCGGTACAACGCCGCGACCGGCCGATGGGACTTCACCGGCGGGCCGGCGCTGATCGGCATCAACACCTCGGCGGTCGGTTTCAGCGCGGGCAGCTGGGTCGCAGCGAACCCGACCCTGACCGCCCCACGCGCCGGATCGTACGAGGTTTCGTTCACCGCAGAGTTCCAGTCAACCGCCACCGCAACGGCACAGGTCGCGGCAACACTGATGGTCAACGGGGCAAGCATGGCGGCAACACACCAATCCTCCGCAGCGCTGCCGGCAGGTGCGATCCAGGGCGTCAGCCGCGTCAGTCAACCGACAACGCTGGCGGCCGGAGACCAGCTGCAGATCGGCGTGTTCTCCAATCTTGACGGGGTGTCGGCCCAGCGCTGGGCGCTCGCAGTCCGCCCCATCTACTTCGGAACATGAGTAACTCGCGAAATTGAAGGGGACTCGTTGGAAATCACAATCGTCGCAGGATTCTTCACCACCCTGAACACCTTCCTAGGGATCTACCTCACCCAATGGAGACACCGAGAGGTCACCGTTGCCCCAGCCGGAGCAGCAGCACCACCATCTAATCCCACCGGATAGCACCGCCAGACGCGTCGCAACCGTGCTCCAGGCGGTCACGTCGATCGCTGCCGTCGCCGCGCTCGTGCTCGTCGTCATCACCGCCCGCAACGAAGCCAGCGACGCGAAGCACCAAGCGCAGCAGATCCAGCAATCCCGCGTGCAGGCGGCGTACAACACCTGCCAGCAAACCAACCAGCGGCACGACAACACCGTCAAGCAGCTGCTGATCGTCTTCCAGCAGGAGGAGCAGAACCCGCCGCCGGGGTTCACCCACGCGAATATCCAATCCAACCTGAACGGCAACCTGTTCCTGATCCAGGCGTTCGAACCCCGAACCGTCGCCGGGCACGGCAGCCTCACCCAACGCGAACGGCAAGGCTGCAACCAGGTCGCCCGCGCGCAAACGAAAACAGGAGGATCACATTGAACCTTCCGACCAACAGGATCGTCGCGTTCGCCGGCCCCTACATCGCAGTGGTGTCCGGCGGCATCGCGACATGGCTGGTGCACGTCCTCGGCGTGTTTCACATCAACCAATCCCAAGCCGCGAACACCGTCACCCAAGGCCTCACGTTCGCGGTCACCGCCGGGGTGGTGTGGCTCGGCCACCAGAAGTGGCTGTCCGGATGGATCGCGCACGAGGAGCGCACGCTCGAGCATGACGCCCCAGCCGCGCTCGTGAAAGCCGTCGAACAGCCCACCACCGCGACACCCACGCCACCGGCTGCTGTACCGACCCCACCCGCAACCAGCTAAAGGAGAACCCGGCATGTCCACATCCCAGCCCGATCCAAGCCAGCAACCGCCGGCCGATCCGACGACCGCCCCGGCGACACCGGACCCCGCCACCACCGACCCGAACGCGCCGGCCACCCCAACCGA